CCGCTTCCCAACGATCAGGAGGGCCGTCCGCAGTGGCGACACAAAGGTCGTCCCTTCGGTTAGCTCTAATCTAGGGTTAACTCTTTACTCGTTAAGTGGCTTAACCGCTACTCGTTGACGTAGGCTAAGGATTGGAAACCTCTATAGAAAGGGGAGACCATGAAAAGCCTAATGTCACTCTGGTCCTGTGCGGCCACAGAAATGGCCGCACGATGCTGCACCAGCGCCGACCTCGACGTAAAATACGTCGAGGCTCGGGTCAAACACGAGGGGTTATCGTTTTTCGCGATAACTCTGGCAGACCTTGGAAAAGCTACCCAAAAGTGGCTGGACCAAGGTTTTGTCGTCTCTTCGGACTGTTCGGCCTTTAAGGCGAACCGTCGTACTGGTCTCCCCCTATTTCTAGGGGGTTTCCTTAGACGTGTGTTTGACCCTGCTAGTGGTGCGCTATTGGACGATCCGTGCGTCGAGTCAATCTATGCTATTCGTCAGCTAACGCTGATGTTTAGCAAGATTGCCCTCCCGGGAAACACCCGTGAAGGTGTTCCCACCGGGGTTGTAAGCCCCGGTCGCGAGAGGCAAGCGATGCACGACTACCTCCAATGTGAGGCTGAAGTGAGACAGTACGATTCCCTGCTTGATCCATCCTATTTGGATGATTTTAAGAGGGTTTCGTCCTTGCTGTTCTCTGATTGGTTCCAAAAAGTAGACAGAGATGTCTACTGGAACCGTTTGAGAGGCCGGCATGGTCCGGGCACTGTCGCTGATAGACTTAGCAGCAATGCTAAGTGGTCTCAGCGGACCTGGACCAGTCGTCTGGAGTCGGTTTTCCCGGCTTCAGACTATCTTTATGCTAACGAGAGGAGTTATCTTCTCGGTAAACATTCAGATATCATCTTCAACGAACCCGATACCGAAGTTCCCGTAAGGGTCCATGCGGTACCTAAAACGCTAAAAACACCCCGAATAATCGCTATGGAACCTGCTTGCATGCAATATGCTCAGCAGGCTCTGTACCGAGGTTTCGTTGATGCTCTTCTTGAGGATGACTTCCTCTCGAGCATTATCGGCATACATGATCAAGATCCCAATAGGGACCTTGCATGTAGAGGTTCACACAGTGGTGACCTCGCTACACTTGATTTAAGTGAAGCTTCCGATCGTGTTTCTAATCAGCATGTACTTGCCTTATTCGAAGACTATCCGCATTTGACTGCGGCGGTCCAAGCGAGTAGGTCAAGAAAGGCTGATGTACCTGGCCATGGCGTTAAACGTCTGGCCAAGTTCGCGTCTATGGGTTCAGCTCTATGCTTTCCCGTGGAAGCTATGGTCTTCACGACCTTGATCTTCCTAGGGATAGAGCGAGAGCTTAGTGCCCCACTTTCCCTCGAGACTGTAAACCAGTTTAGAGGGCAGGTGCGCATCTTTGGGGACGACTTGATTGTCCCCAGAGATTATGTGCTGTCCGTTGTTGATGAACTGAGTACTTTTGGGTACAAAGTTAACATCAGCAAGTCTTTCTGGACCGGAAGGTTCAGGGAGTCTTGCGGTCG